AGAATACGTTCATTGGCAGGGTATCCTCCTGATATATTTCCAGTTCCTGCATAAAAAGCTATATCACCATAAGTAAACATATTTAATTGATTGCTATTATACTGAAAACCACTGTCACCAGAAGTATTGTGGCTTATTAGCAAATCAGAAGTATTACTATTAAGATTACCTTCAAACCTTACCTTTCCATTTCCAGATGCTTGAACGTGTAATTGATGTGAAGGACTAGTACCAATACCTACGTTGCCTGCACTATCAATTTCTAAATGCACATCTCTTGATGTGTTGCTTGAGGAGTAAGTTCCTAACTCCAGATTATTTCCAGTGCCACCACCAACAAACTTATGCCTAGCACCACTAGTAAATTTTATATCATCAGCAGTTGTAACCTCACCTGTTACATCAAGAGTACCACTGAGGTTTGCATCAGTGACTATCTTGGATATGTCTTTTGCTCTTGTCATGTATTGCTCCTAAGCAGTATAACCTTGACCTGCTGTAATTGCAGCATTAACTGCTGTCATATCTTCACTTGTCCAATAGTCCTTAGCCACCATAAGCTCTAAGTGTGCTACGTTCCTATCAACACAGTCTTGTTTGTCTTCTGCTGTATCATTTGCCATCTGTGTACCTGCAATGATAGCATTGATAAGGTCTACTGAGTGACCCATAGCTGTGTAGTCTTGTGCTATTTCTTCTGCTGTTTTGCTCATTTTATTCTCCTCCTAATGTTGCTACTTTGGCTTCTAATGTTTCAATCCTTGTCATTGCTTCTTGTAGTGCTTTGACTGCTTTCATGTAGAGTATTGAGTATTTGACTGACTTAGTTGTTGTGCCACTATCAACTATTTCACCATCTTCATTTTCAATCATGTCTGGATTATCTTTTATAAGTCCATTCATTCCTGCTGTTTCAACTTCTTGAGCAATAAGACCTAATCTCCAATGTGCATCACTATCGCCAGTAGCTACATCAGATTTCATTTTATATTTACGAACTGTTAAGGCTTTGATGTCATCCCACTGTGATGAAGCATTTGTTATTTGCTCTTTAAGTTTTATATCTGACATAGAACCATAGCTATTATCGTGATTGACTACATCTCCATCATTGTAAACAATAAATCTGGTTGATGAAGAATCTGAACATCTAATAAATTGACCATTTTGATTGTCTGGAGCAGTGTTACCATATAGTATTTGTACTCCATAAGGGTTTCCACCAGTAGTTTCTTGCGTAACAACTTTTGCAAAATATCCATTTGCATTACCTTTGAATTTCCAATATTCACCACTGCTATTGTAAAGGCCTAAAGCACGACCATCACCATCTGATAACACAATGTTATTGCTTGATGTTCTTATGTCTAAGCCATCTTGATTGCCACTAAATGCACCTATAATTGTGTTTTTTGAACCAGTTGTAATATAATGACCAGTAGAACCTGTTGAGCCATTAGAACATCCAACAAATGTGTTTTGTCCACCAGTCGTACTTGTTCCAACATTTCGCCCAACAAACGTATTATGATTATTAGTGGTTATAGATGTGCCTGTAGCTTCTCCAATTAATACATGACCAGCACCTGTAGTAATTGAATCTCCTGCACCTTTACCCATAACAGTATTGTCTGTACCTGTAGTGTTTGCAGTTAGAGCATTATATCCTACTGCTGTATTGTTAGATGCTGTGGTGTTGGCATCAAGTGCATTATATCCAATCGCTACGTTGTTATTACCTGTTGTATTTGCTGAAAATGCTTGTCTTCCAACAACAGTGTTTTCTTGACCTGTAGTATTGGCAGACATTGTTTGATAGCCTATAGATACATTGTTTCCACCAGTAGTGGTGCTTGCCATAGAGCGATAACCCACTGCTGTGTTGTTAGATGCTGTATTAACAAGCAATGCTTGACTTCCAATACCTGTATTATTACTTCCTGTTGCATTTTGTTGCAATGCTTGCATACCAACAGCAGTATTGTCACTACCTGTACTATTAGTTGTAAGAGAAGTTCTACCTACAGCTACATTTTGAGAGCCACTTGTATTTGCACTTAGAGCAGAAGCACCTATAGCAGTATTAAAGCCACCACTTAAAGAGCCATCATCTAAAGCAGTATCCCCTAACGCTACATTCTGTGTACCAACTGGATAATTACCATCTAGCTTGATTGTGCCACCATCTACTGACACGTTACCATTTACAGTAAGACCTGTAAGTGTTCCTGTTCCAGTAATACCAGTATATGCACCACTTACCCTAGCACTTGGCACTGTGCCACTGTCTAGGTTATCTGCATTAAGACTAGCTACACTGAATGTACCAAAGCCAACTATATCTACCTCATCTCCATTAGCTAGAGCTTCTGCAAAAGTTACTGTATCTCCACTAGTTACTGTAATATCTGCTGTAGACATACGCACACCATTGACATACACATCTACAAAACCTGCATCATATGTTAATGTATTACCATTAGCATCTGCTCCAGTTACACTTGTTGGCGTACCAGTTATGTCATAGTGGTATCTTTGTGATGTACCATTTACAGATGAACCTGCCGCTTGCCATCCACTACTACCATATACCTTTAATGTGTTAGATGTCGTATCAAAGTATAAGTCACCTGTGTTTAATGATGTAGTTGGTGCAGAAGATTCAATACGATACACATCTGCAAAGTTATTTACTGAAGCAAGGTTGCTTGCCACTGTGTTGACGTTAGTTATTGACCCAGCAACTGAGTTGATATTTGTTGAGTTCCCAGCTACAGAATTGATATTACTAGCATTTGATACCACTGCATTGATGTTTGACTCGTTTCCTGCTGCTGAGTTTATGTTAGACTCATTAGATGCAACTGAATTTATGTTAGCTATGTTAGTCGCAGTAGTGTTAACATTTGCTATAGATCCAGCAACAGTCGTTATGTTTGAATCTGCACCAGCCACTGTCGCTATGTTATTTGTAGGACTAATCTGACCTGCAACTGTGTTTACATTTGCTTGATTAGATGATGTAAGTGTTAACTGTCTCCATTGTGTATTCGTTAAGTCATACACTTTCATTATATCGTTAGTCGTATCAAAGTATAACGCACCATCTATTAGGGCATTACCATCATTATCAACTGTCGGATCACTTGCTTTCGCACCTAAAAACCTATCATCAAACGTATCTAACGCTGCTTCTGCTGCTGCTTGTGCATTGGAAGCTGCTGTTGCACTATTCGCTGCATTAGTAGCTTGTGTTGATGCAGTACTTGCACTTGTGCTTGCATTTGATGCCTGGGTAGTTGCTGTGCTTGCACTGTTTGCTGCATTAGTTGCACTGGTTGATGCTGCACTAGCTGAACTAGCTGCGTTTGTTGCACTAGTTGCCGCACTAACTGCATCTACTAGTAACTCGAAATGATCTGTATCTGTTAGCAAATCACCTACAACAGCATCTGCAACACAGATATATACGTTGTTTAATTGTGCAGCAGTCGTTGATTTGATGATATCCCTTACAACATATGCTTCTGTTGTTACTGTTGCGTCTGTGCCTTTGAATGTACCTAATTCTTGTGTGACAGATAGCTCACCATTACCATCAAAAGCTAGTACTTTATTAGCTCTATCTGTTGCACCTACTGTAAATTCAGTAGATGTCATGGTGTTTGTTCTTGATAACTTAATGCTTCTGTCTACTTCTTCTTGCTGTTGCTGTGCAATAAAAGTTAATCTATCTAGTGCATCTTCGTGTGTAGCTGCTGGGAAAGGATCGTTTGCCACATAGTCTGTAGACTGAGTTTGTGCCATGTTACGTCTGATAACGACTGTAACGCCACTAGCAGGTGCAGTAACAAACACAACATTACCACCACTAGCATTACCTGCATTGGTAACTGTGTAATTTGTTGTTAAGCTTTGGACTGTTTCAGTACCAGCAGCCGATCTTAGTATGACAGTAAGGTCTGCATCTGCAAATATCTTGAAAGCGTATGCAAACGTAGTGGTACTTCCGTCTCCACTGTAACTGTTTTTTGTGGTTGTGCTACTAACTGTCATAACTACCTCATTTTTACGTTATAATATTTTTTTGTAAATTAATCAAATTAAAACCTTTCAGCATACCTCGATGGGGGAAAGTAATATTGTTGACCATAATCTTTTTCTAACTTTTTCTCTACTCGTCTTAAATAACCTGGATCAAGATGTTCCATCATGCCATGCAAAAACATATATTCCATAGCTGCTCTTGTATAAAACAAATTAGCATAAGGTGTATTGCTAATAGCAAATCTTACTGCATCTTTTGCAATTTTTTCACCACTAACAAACTTTGAATACATAGTAAACAAATCGTCTGCTGTGCCAAATGTAGGTCCAGCAAGGGTTTGAGTAAATGATTGACCATACCTGTTAAACTCACCAAAGATATAATCTCCAAATATACCCATACCACCACCTTGCAGCATTGACATTTTTAAAACTTTTGCTGATTTCATATAGTCATCACTAAATAATTCTTTTGGCTCTTTGCCACGCAACAAATCTTTTGCTGACATAGCAACATAACCCATAGCAGTCATGCCAGTAATCATCTTCATGGTTCCAGTAAAACCACTAGAATAGTATTGTCTTGTTAATCCTTTAGTAATCATTGTAATTGGAAAACCTTTTAACTGCATTAAAAGCCTAATAGCTTCACCACCAACAGTGCCTTTTTGATATCCAAGATTCATTATAAATCTTTCTTTAGCACCAGGTGTAGGAATTGCAGTGTCTGCACCATCAGTATACATTGCTCCAATTTTTGTTCTTAATTCATCTCTTGCTTTTAATCTTGCATCATCTGTAATATTGAGCACACCTTGCTTTTGCCTAATATAAACATCTAATACATCATCACTTATGTCTTCAACTAAATCTGGAAATAAATATTTATTGCCATCCTCAGCTTTCATATCTACATCTTTAAAAAGTTTTAACTCTGCTTCTGATATGCCATATTTACCAAGCATTTGCTTAAAGTTTGAGTCTACATTGTTCCAACTTTTGCCAACTGCTTCAGCTCCATCAAAGGCTAAAATTCTTGCAACACCTACCTTTTGTGCATGATTCCAATACCTCATACCATTAAGTTTAAAAAACAAAGAATGACTTCTACTTATAAAACCTGGACCAAAATCATCTGACCCAAATCGTGACAAAACATTACCTGTCATAGCTTCTGTGCCTACTAACAACCTTATGGCAAATTGTTTCCTTTGTGGTCCTGATAATCCCTCCAGGCTATCTGCAATAGCTCTACCAAAGCTATGGAAAAAACCTCTTTCTGTATTAGATGATATAAAAGCAGCTTTGGAAACTAAATCAGTTATTGATGATATTGTTGCTGCACCAAGCTTTGCCATTTCTTGTATCATACGAAAACCAGCAGCAACACTGGCAAAATCAGCACCAAAAAATATTGATTGACTGGAACCAACAGCATTTACAGAATTGTCTAAATTGCTAAATTCACCAAGCGTTCTTTTTCTTTGCGTTTTTCTTTGTTGAGAAAGTTTTATGTCGGCTTCAGTCATTACATCAATGTCATCAAGTATTCTTTCAACCATTGCTCTTGGATTTGTTCCTAAATTTTCCATCAGAGCCATTGATCTGCCATCATGTATAAGACCATCTACAACAGTTTCAAATAAACTTCTTCTATTGTATTTCTGAAAATATTCGTGAGCCACTTCACCATCTTTAAAATGCAAAACTCTTGACTGACTAAGTTTTTTAGCTAAGTTTGCAGGACCTTTAAAAGCTGTCACTGGATCTTTTAGTCCATCTATAGTATATTCACCATCAGACTTTTTATGAACGCCAGAAATTAAGCTATTATATACATTACGCAAAAATTCCACTCTCATGTTTTTGCCATCCTTTCTAGGCAAAACATCTGCAAATGTTTTTTCATCTAATTTAGGTGAAATATCTTCATACCACTTATCAAACCCTGCATCTCTTAACAAAGCAGAGTCATGAGATTGTCTTGTTATATAATTTTCTAATTCATTAATATATGCACCAGATCTATTTTTTCGTTTCAAAGTGTATTTTTGCACTCGTCTTATAACCTCTGCTATTTCTATAGCTTCTTTAGGTAATTTTTGTGCTAAAATCTCTTTTGTTTCTCCTAGTTTGGGATGCAAAGCCATAGATATTTCTCTATCTAAAGCACCTTTCATAGCCACTTGTGTTAAGCCTTTTCTTTCAAGACCTATCAATAATTGGTTTTGCAAGTCAGCTATTGTGGCTCTGCTTCTTGCATCTATACTAGATAAATTTTTATTCTTTGCATCACCGACTAATATTCCACGAAATGCTTTATATGGATTACCACCAGTATCTTTAATTTTTTGTATAATATTTGCTCTAAATCTAATATTACGCAATGTGTTGTTTTTTATTCTTGCAGCAACAATTTTGCCATTTGCAAATATTTTAACTGCTTCATCTATCAATGCATCATCATCCGATTTATTCATAATATTATTTTTGTTTTTTCGTAATTTAATTAAGTTTTGATATATAGTCTCTGCTTCTTTACCCTTAAGCTCTTTGCCTAATTCTTTTGCTTTATTAATTATTTGATTTATACATTGTTGAGACATTATGTTGACCTCATAATACATCTAGCACCAGCTATTGCAGCTTCTCTAAATGAAACATCTACTCTTTCTATACCTTCATCAGCTTCTTTAATAGCAAGCTCATCTTCATCACTTAAAAGATTATTGTTTCTTAATGTTTCTATATCTGTCTCTAAATCTTTTGTTTCGACATTTAACTGATCTAATTCAGGATCTCTGAACTCTGGTTCTGCACCTGTATATATATCGTCAATCCCTTCAGTTTGGATATGTATATCTAACGCTTTTTCACTTTCCATTTGTTTTGTCATCATGGTGTCAAAGTCTTCTGGGTTCATACCATACTCTTCATATGGATTTGCCCTTGCCATCATGCTTTCATGGTAAGCATTTGCTTCTTCTATGTTTCTAATAGCTGTAAAAAACGCATCATCATCCATACCATAATAATTTATTTCAAACTCATCAGCTAATCCTTTGTACTCCAGTGCTGTGTTTATAGCTTCTACTTTATCTAATTCATCTTGTTTAAAAGTCTTTCTAAAACCACTTAAATCATCTGCAACAGCGTCTGCAAACTCACCTGCTGATGGCTCCTGCCTAAAATAACCAGCATCTACAGCATCTCTTATAACAATATCTAGCGTGTCAGCTTTTTCACTTTTAAATGCAAAACTACCTTTGTCTAATAAAGTATCTAATTCATTAATATCTGTTGATTTTGAATTAACCTTTTTTGTTCTTAGCCATTGAGCTAAACTTTTTGGTGTGTCTTTTTTTGCTACAGGATTTAATACAGATGGTAGTTTTCTGCCTTTTCTTCTGTAATTTATAACTAACTTTTTATCTAAATCGTCTAATGTTTGAGTTACACTTTTTTGATCTGCAAAGTTTACAATCTGTGGCTCTGAAAATCTAGGGTCATATTTTAGTTTTTCATATGATGGGTCGGCTTCCAAAACTTCTCGGATGTTTGTTCTTTGACCCATTGTATTTTGTGTAATAGAAGATCTTAATGCAAGTTCTTGGGTTTCTTTCCTAATCCTTTGTAATCTATCAGAGAATTTGCCACCGACTGCGTGTATACCCCCACCAAGAAAAGACCCTATAGTCACATTTAAAAAGCTGTCTAACAAGGTGTAATCTTTATCTTGCTCCATTTCTGCAACTGCAAGAATTGGTATCTCTAAAGGGGCTGTACCTATTGCACCCTCTAAAGCTCCCATGCCAAACCTTCTTGTTGTTTTGCCAGTTTGGAACATACTTTCTTGAATTATTTTACCTTTTGTTACGGCTTCTCCTGTTTTCACAGCTCTTCTTGCATTTACAAAACTTCTTATTGCTGCACCTGGTAAAAAAACAGAGCCTACATTTAAAGGATCAAGAAAACTACCAACAACACCAACACCAAATTTTGCAGCACCCATAGCAAAACCACTTTGCCCTCTAGCAAATATTTGTTTTCTGGATTCTCTTTCATCATAGCTTTCTGCTATGACTCTTGCTGCACCTTCTGACAAGCCTTCTTCTGGATAGGTTAATCCATTTCTATAAAACTCACTTTCACTCCATTCATCTTTCGAAAGCTGTTTACCTTGTGTTTTTTGATGCTTTAAAACCATTCCCCTTGAGATAGAAACAAAGGGATTGTAATACAAAGTTTCTTCAAATGTAGTCCCTAAAACATCAAGGTTAGAAGCCACGGCATAGTTTTCAAACTCATCCCTTAATATTGGGTCATCTTGCTGTTGTGGTAAATAAAGGCTGGTCACTTTCTACCACCATATTTTCTTTCTTTTAACTTTTCCATAAACTCTTTTTTGATTGTTGCTTTTTCTTTTGTCTCAGTAATTTCAGCAGCTAAAATTTTGTTAAAAAATAGCTCTATTGGTTTGCCATCTTTACCTAAAACCGAGCTTCCACCAGCGTTTGAATTAATTAACCTAACACCAGTTTCGTCATCATTTGTTACCCAACCAAACGAACTAAGCGTTTTATAAGCGTCAGGTTGCAAACTACCTTTTAGCAAAACATCTTTTTCTATAAAATCTTTATTAGAAATCATTTTCTTCAATCTGTTCACAATAGTAATAGAAGCACCATCACCTAAATTTTTTGGTATTCTTACATGACTATTATTTATTTTTTCAATATCATAATTAGTATTTATTATACTCATTGCCTTATCAACAATACTAACATTATCCATAGATGGATCTATTGATTTTAAATACTTAGCTAAATCTATTATTGTTGACTGTATTTGGTCAGCACTACCACTTCTTCCATTAGCAGAAAGAACCGATCCAATCATAGGATCACCCTGTATGCTTTTTCTAAAATCCTGAAACTCTCCTACGACTAATGTAGATATTTCTTTGAAATCAGCACTAAGTGCAGCAGCTAACTCTTTTTGTGGCTTGAAGCCTTTTGATGCTAACAAAGATTCATTTAAAGGATTTGTGTCATTCAACATCATTATATTTTCAGCATAACCAAAACCATTATCAAACATTTGACCCATTAAATACTGTTCTAATCCTTGGTTTTGTCCTTTTAAATCTAACAAATATTGTCTTTTTTGACTTGCAGTTGCTAAATTATCGTACTCCGTTTTAATTTTTTGCATTTCATCAGTGCTGTATAATTTGATTTCATTCCTACCCAATCCTAATTTTTTCTGATCTGTTACCCTTCTAAAGCTTGATAAAGTAAACCCACGATTTTTATTTAACAGAAATTGTACTGGGTCTTCTCGTATTATTTTATTATCAGTAGATATTCTTTTTTGTAGTTCAGAAAGCTCTCTAAATTTCTCAGCTTTTTGATCTAATGGTGCATCTTGAAGCTCTTGATATGCTTCATTGATTGCTTGTGTTTTTTTTGTAAAGCTAGAAAACTCTATTGCTTTATACTTACTATGTACATTTTTAGCTGTAATTAATCTTTTTTTTGTTTCATTAAATTTTACCTTGCCTTCAACAGGTCCATAAGTCTTTATATATTCAGATTCCAGGCTTTCTATCTCACTGGATTCTATACCATTAAACAAGGCATTTGCATCAAGGTCTTCCACCTTGTCATCTAAATCTATCTTAGCTCCAGTTTGGTAATAATCTAACTTTTTGTCTATTGACCCTTTAATAGAAATAATTGTTTCTATTGGTAAGTTGCTTTTGTCTACTTTGTCTTTAATACCATTTAATTTTCCTACAGAATCTGCATCGTCAATTTGATTTAAATAACGTTTATTTTGTATCTCTAACTTTTCTCCTTCTGGCGAATATGCCAAAGGTCTACCTAAAGATTTATTTCTTAAATGAATATTTTGATTTTCTTTGAAAGCTGATTGATATTCAATAGTATCCTCTGAGTGCCTTGCCATAATACCTATATTAGATTTAAGAGTATCATTCATAGCTTGTGTGCCATTAGCTTCGCTCAATCTAAAAGCATCATTCTGACCTTGTAAATTTTCTACCCCTGCTATTGGATTTATAGCATTTTCTACTAATCTTTTTCTTCTGTCGCTAAAATTTCTAGTATTGCTTTGAATCCATCTTTTTTGCCATGCAGAATATTTATCCTTAAACTCTTCATAATTATCAGTTCTATTGTTCTTCCTATAGTCTTGACTGGCTTGACGAAATGCCATTTTGTTTGCTTCTACAGCATCTTTATCTTGTTTATCTCTTTCTGCCATACCAAAATTAAAAGCAATTTGACCTGCTGTTTCGCCAAACTGTGCTAAGGCTCTACCTGGTGCAGTAAACGCACCAACATCTGCTCTTCTTGATAATTGACCAGTTGCTAATCTTTGCGTTGGTCCTAGTCCTTGGTTATATAATGGTATTCGTGGCATATCTTATCCCATCAATGTTGCGGCTCTTGAACCAGACTCAAGTAAACTTGAATAGGCTTGTGTTTTCAAAGCACTTGATCTAGCTCGACCTTCTGCTCTAGTTAAAGTTGCATCTGCTATTGCTCTTGTTTGCTCAACTTCAGAAGCATATTGTATCCTAAGTGCATCTTTTTCTGTAGCAAAGTAAGTATCTGCCAAAGCTTGTAATGGACTACCAGACATTGTTATACCAGAAGCCGCTGTTGCAACCCTCTGTTGCCCAATCAATCTCTCTGACTGTTTTCTTAATTGTCTTTCTTCATCTCTTTTAGCTCTAGCTAACAAAACTGCTTCTTGCTCTGCAACTTTAGCATTATACTCTGCTGTTTGCCTTGCAGCTTTTGCCGCTGCCTGACTACCTTTAAAACTAAGTAAACCAGAGCCACCAACTGCTAATGCTGCCATTGTTGTAGGTTCCATTACGCTATCCTCGCAAAACGATAATAATCTGATCCATCAGGACCAAATTTCTTCATTAAACCTTCATTCTCAAAACCCAACCACTCAACATATCTTATAGCTTGTTTGTCATTTGCATGAACGCTTGCCTGTATACGCTTTAAATCGTTATCTTCTTGTACATGATCTAATAGTAAACTGGAATACTTAGCTGCTGATATTGGCATATCGTAAGCATATTTAGACATCATAAACCAGGCTTCAGCTACATTATCCCACAATCCGTATACACCACCAATCATAAATACCTTGCTTTCTTGCATTGCTGTGTACGCACTTAAACAACTTTCCTTCATCATAGCTGCTTTTGAGCTTTCTGAAAAATGAAAATTTGTTTCAATCAAATCCAAGTCTTTTTTTTCAAACTTCTTAAACTTAAGCATCAAACGTATTAGACCTTCTCATAATTGCTAATATTGTCATTGGCAATGGTTGTGTTTGCCTTATAACAATCTTTGCATCATTATCATAGCCTGATGGGAAAGATATTTCTTTATCACCAGTAAACAATGGAACAGCTTCATCCATAGCCATACTACTATCTCTAAATGGTAATCTGTCAAGGTTATCCGTATCAGGACCTAGCTCTGCACCAACTGTCTGAAAAAATCTAGCTGTCACGCCATGTATTCTCTTTATCTTACCTTGTGCAATACCATCTTCTGCACCTGCTTCCATACGCAATGTTTCTAGCAATGATATGTATCCATAGCCAGCATGAACCTTAGATGCACTCCTATCCAATGTAATTGTGCCATTGCTTACTGTTTTATTAGCGTGTGCAGCACCATCTGCTAGTATCTCTACTGTTTCACCCTCAAGATGATTTAAGCCTGTGATAGACGTTGTAGCACTGCCACTGTATGTCAATCCACTATCCACAAAAAAAGCATCATTCACATCATCATTAAAATATAATGATTTAAGAAAAACTATGTGTCTTACAGTAGCACTATTAATTGTTCTTTTTACACTTATATATACTTGATCTTCTGCACCACTAGGTATAGCTGTGATACTTTCTACTATACCACTACCACCTAAACTATGTTCATGCCATCCTACTGTAGCGTTTGCTCTGTCGTATGTCAGTCCTATCAACCTGCCATCACCATGCACAAACCACAATAATAGCTCTGGTTCTTGTTGCCATACCATGTCAGTCAAGCCACCTCTAGCTAAATGGTCTGCTAATACAGTCAAGTCAACACCTAATAATCCATCTGTATCCAAATCAAAGGTTATCTCTTTTACCTTCTCACCACCTTTTTGTATAAGTATCGTACTATTACCTGCTCTCAAAGGCTTCACATTACCTGTACCAAATGTTGTTTCTCGTAGCACGTTAACATTCGTAGGTGTTACTGGCTCTGATCCTGCACCACCTGACAAGGTAAACTCAGCACTTGTAGTCAATAACTGCAAGAATCTAGCTGGTAGTAGATGCTTAATCACGTTAACCTGATCTGATGCTATTGTTACATTTATTGCTGCATCATCTTCTGTTCCAGGTGTATGATTCTCAAAGTCAGCAGATACACTGCCAAAGATAGTTTGTGGTTGATTTGTAGTTCCAGCAAAATATAATCGTTCTTCATAAAAACCAATAGCTCTTGGAAATCCTGTAGTCGAACTAAAGCTACCTAATGACCATTTTGTTGTTGCATTACTAGATCCTACAACTTGATGAGGTAACACAGATATTCCACCATCATCTGTTTGCACTGTCGCTGTAACAACCGTTGAACTTGTAAATCCTGTTATCTTTACATAACCTGTATCATCATGCCTATACTCCCAATTAATAGATCCATATGTTTCTGTGCCTGATGTATGTACTGGTGGTGTATTTCCTGATGTTTGAGTTGATCCTGTTACCTGTTTGTAGACATGCCCATTAAATCTTACAAAATCACCATTACTGTAACTTGTACTAGCTGCCCATTCATCATATGTTATTTCTAATACTTCACGAAACCTAATTAACCTGCCAACATCTGTGCTTGCAAATAAAGCAGCACTAGCTGTAATCGTTACGGATCCTGTATCTGCTGAAGCATACAATGTTGTAGTTGTTACGTTTTCATCTAAGTAAGGACCATCAACAAAATCTATGTCTGCTAAAGTAAAACTAGTAGCTGTAGTTCTTGTTAGTTTTGCAGGTTCGTGATTCTTATGTGCAAGAAACAACACATCTGCTGATTGTGCATAGTTAATCTCAAATATCTCAGTTACGCTATAAGTCGTTGTAACTTCTACTATTTTTCCTACAGTGCCACCACTTGTATAGGTAGTAAATGCAGAACTATTTATACCTGACAACTGAAATGTATTTGTTGTAGCTCCTGCAACAGTAAACTCTTTATTATTTACCTCTGTCATCCCACCAACACTAGCAATAAACACTCTGTCTCCATTGCTTAATCCATGTGATGCAGCCGTTACAACTGCTGGGTTTGCTTTTGTGATTGCTGTGATATTTGTTGTTGCTTCTGTAAGTATCCCACCATCTTTGAAGAACCTTACATAGTTTGCACCAAACTCTAGTACATATGCCTGTTCGTCAGAAAATTCAAAGTTAATTAATCTTACTTTGCCACCATCTTTACTGCTACCTGCATAGTATGTACCTGGTCTTCTTGTTGCACCTCCCTGTGGAAATACAATCATATTATTCAAATCTTTTACAGCTTCGTTATATTTCTGTAAATCAATACGACCTTCTAAGCGTGGCGATATCTCACCTGCTCTGAAGTTGGTGATGATAGACGATACTCTAGCCATATTAGAACCTTGCGTTGGTGAAACTATCTGCCTGTATTTGTTCTGGATAACCCTCTCGTGCATCCATGCTTCTAGCTTCACTTAATCGTGCTTGATATAAAGAATACATAGATTGTGCTAAAGCATTACTGCCAGTTATGGCATAGGCTGTTTCTGCTGCAAGTTTATGTGCAATCGTGCTACTTAATAAAGGATCAAACTGTTCTGTGTCAGTTACCCTAGATAAATATATTATTGAGCAAGTACCTTCGTTTGAAAGTATCTTCCTGCCTTCTATCTTATACATTACATTGCTGTCATACGCAGCAACCTCGTTGTTCACGTTTGAGTTCCAAAAAGAAAGAACCCTTAAGCAGTAAGGGTCTGTTGGTAACGTATATTGAAAGCTAAATCCGAATGGTGGTGCATCACTGTCTCTTGCTAGTGTTGCCCTTGATATAGCTACATTCCAAGGATGTGATCTTAGAACGGCATCTCTTACTGTTTCAAATCTTCTATTACAAAGTCGTGCTTCTTTAGAGTTTTCCGTTAATGCAGTTATTGTTGCTGCACCAAGTAAATCCATAGCTTCATTACAAATGTCTACAACTGACGGCATATAAAACTCCTGAAAGTAAGGAGCAGATTAACTGCTCCCTACAAATGTTTTAGTTTACAACGTACTCTATAACAAATGACATATCACCTGCTGTACCACCTGTTGCATTAAATGTTACTGCAACATAATAGTATCCACCAGGATCAGATGAAGCACCTGCATCTTCATACACTTGTTGACCAACTTTAGTGATGTCTGCTTCAGATCTTACGTCTGTCATAGCTCCTGCATCTGCAACGCTTGTTGCGTATACGTCTTCGTCTACAACAGTACCACCTGTTGTGTACAAACCAACATTAAAAGTACAACTTCCACCTAAACTGTCTGATGCAATCTTTAATGCTGTGATTGACGCATTAGAAGGAATTGGTGCAAGCATAACAATATCATTGTCTGTACTATCTCCAGCAGCTAATGCAACTGTGCCCTGTGCTACACGCAAAACGCCATGTAGTGAATGAGCTTCTGTAATAACTTGAGGAGTAGCTTCAAAGTTACTTACAAGAGTTGTGTTCTTTGTAGTCATTATTTACTCTCCCTTAAGCTGATTCATCACAGTCGATTTGTACTACTTTGGATTCTTCCATTCTAGTAGCACCAATGCTCATGCAGTAATAAACTTGAGTTGAGTAACCTTTGTCTGCTCTCTCATCTATTCTTGCATTGACATCTTTTCCAATACCTAAAGCAATACCATCTTCTGCCCAAGCAAAACATGATCTGATATTAGATGCAATCGATAGTCTGTTTGTTACGATAAACTTGAAGCCTAAGAATGTATCCACATCACCTTGTACAAGAGCCTTAACTGTGTTGAAGTCAGAACTTGTTACTGATGTTGTGTTTAATAAAGCTTCAATCTGATTAGGACCAACAGCAATATATCTTGGTATTGAAGGATCAACGTCAGCTAAATCTAAAATCTTTTTAGCTTCAATTAACTTAGCAATAGACATATCAGCACTACCATTTGCAATCTGATTACCAGCAGCAAATGAAGTAGATGTTGAGCCTGTTTCGCCTGTAAAAGCTGTACCAAGTGCAGCAGAGATGATAACGTCATCCATTGCTCTTCCCATTGCAGCAGCAGCAGCCATTGCATAAGAAGATGTAGGATCGATTAACATTCTAACCTTATCTTGGTCATCAATTAAATCAGCGTACTCATAGTCAGCTAGACTTACTCTTCTTCTTGCGTGAGGTGTGTCCATCTGAGGTGTGTCGGCATGGCGAGTGGTACGCAACTGAGCAGTAGCAACGCCTACCTGGTCGAAAAAAGCGTTCTTTCCAACGATATTCTCTACACGAACTGCATCTCTTAGACGGCTTCCCATCTGTTGAGATAGCATCTGCACGTTAGCAGAATACTGTTGAACAAACGCTGTAGTTACTTGTGTTGACATTTAAGTCTCCTTAGTAAAAGTTACATTTGATTTTATTTGCAGCGTGCTACCCTTTACGGACACTCCTAGTTTTTTGAGCCGACTTTTGGCTATCGTCTTTCCGATTGTCTTGAGGACTTGTTGCCAAGCTACCCTGCATAACCCATCCGTAATATATATCAGCAAGTTTCTCTGGATGCAACACATCTCTTTGTGTTCCAAACTCGACTGCAAGCCGTAAACATTCCAAACGGATATCCTGTTGTGGTGTAATTTCATCAGCCATGAATATAACCCATTAATTCTTGCATACGCTCAACTGCACGTTGTCTTCCTATAGGATCCTTTCTGTTCCAATAGGCGTGTGACTTGTCGTTCATAATTGCGTCAACTTCTTGTTGTGCCATTTGTGGTGTGTAAGCTCTGTTAACAGCACTTTCAGATACAGTATCTTCACTTGTTACAGTAGACTTAAACTCACCCATAGCAGCAAATGCTTTGATAAAAGCTGGATGATTACCTATTAATGTACCATCTTCTAGCTTCATCTGTAACAATTCACTACCACCAAATTGATCTACAACTTCTTTTGCAGCTGTTACCTTTTGCTCAAAAGCCTGACCCCATTCTCTTTGGAGTTCTGCTGCTGTCTCTTCAGCTTGCTGTTCTGCTTGCTGTTGCATAGCTTCTGTACTTTGTGCAACTGTACTTTTGTAATAATCTAATACACCTTGTGCTTGCTGTGGTGTAAGTCTTAGATTATGTGCAATGTCTGCATATTGTTGTGCAACTTCTTCTGTAATAACATTACCATCAACAGGCAATTCATAACCTTCTGGTGTCTCTGGTCTGCCTAACTTATTGTAAATGTTATCTAAATCTTCTTCTGTTGGATTCTTAGGCAACGGAACTTTATCACTGCCTATTAATCTTTGTGCGTTAACATAACTTCTAGCCAAGTTCCCAACATCTTTGATTGGTGATAAACTTGGATGCTCCCTTAATTCTTCTGGTATCATTTCCATGAAACTGTTACCAGACCCACCTTGTGCAACCTCAGCTGGTGTCTCTATGACTGAAGGCTGTACTGGTTCGGCTACCTGTTCAGTAACTTGTTCTGACATTTTTACTCCTCTTTCATCATATTGTATATGTGTAGTATTACTGCTCTTTTACCTTCTTCAAAGGCTGTAGCATTGGCATCTCCAGCTACATAACTTGAAGCACGCCAGTTACAACGCAACTCCAAATCCTTCAAAACTTTCTTACCAGCATTATCATTAAATGTATCTTTATACATTATCTTTAGCTGTGCTATCTGATCATTCATTTGCACCTACCATTCTTACAGCTTGTGCAGCTTGACCAACAGTAGCAACATCTTCTTGCTCCATTTGTCTTTCCATCTGCTCTTGCTGCATCATTGCACGCTGTTCTCTTTCCTCTTCAATAGCTGATTGAGGTTTCAATATCTTCTTTGGAACACCTAACGCATCTGTTAGATAGTTAACCAATCCATCAGGATCAATGTGATCTCCTACTGGCAACTGTTGTGACAATGGCATCAATATCTCTAAGGCTCTCATTACACCATTAACAGAGCTAGACTTCTGTGCCCTTGCAAGTGGTGATACATATTCAATATCTATATCTCTTCCCTGCAATATCTCTGGTGGTATGGCAAGCATATCAGCACGCAACATCAAAGCAAATGCTCTGTCAATCAAAGGTCTTAGCATCTCGTTCATCAATCTGCCAAGAACAGGACCTATAACTCTCATTCTTTCTTCTTGCCTTTGGATAACTTCTGTCGCTGTCATATTAGGCTGGTTACCACTTAACAACTGATCTACAAAGAAAGCTGTACGGATAGCTGCTCTTCTTTGTTCTTCCATATTCAATCCAATAGGTATATTTGCACCAGTTTGTAATGGTGTAATCGTATCCCTAGAACCTGATCTGTAAAAGTTTAGACCCCCAGGCTGGGTTCGTATGGGGAGTAGGAACCCATCATCAGGCACTAACAGTGGAGGATCTATCATTTTTTGTGCCGCTTGTATGATTGTTTTAGACATAAGATTTATCATCTTTACATCTGGCAACGCAACCATTGCTGGGGATCTACCCATCACTTCTCCTGTTGCCTTCAAGAAGCGTGGTACAACGTAAGGCAGTTCTTGGAAACCACTCTCTGCCAAAATCATCTTTGTCTCCATGCAAATATACATAGAAGCAAAAGGCATATTCTTATTATCTCTCTTCGTTGGATCCCTATCTTTCCTCGGCATCACAACATGAAGTATCTCTACATTCTCATCTGGCTTCTTTTCAAACACCCTAGCAATATAAGTACCAACATTATCAATGCCAAACCTTTGCACAGCTTGTCTTGCAGGTATCTCATACTTTCTAAAAACAGTATCAACTATACCATACTGGTCTTCTGTAACGTAAAACTCTGATATATGTCTTGTGCTAAAACGTAATGTCTTATCATCCATTTCCACAAACATACAGCCAGTACCAAAGACAACTAGATCAACATACATCTCATGGACTTCTGTTTCAAAGTTTGACATGGTAAAAGCACGCATCATTCTTTGTGATGAATCCTCTAACCACCTTTGTACTTCTTCGTCTCTACCTAGCTCTTCATCTTTCATTGTCAAGTGAAACCAAGGTGTAGCACCTGATGTCAGCATCCCATGCAAACTAGATGATAGCAAATCAACTGCTTGTAAAGCTGTGCCATCAAAGATAAGTTCCATTCTCTTTTCGCCACGACTTCTTTTCTTAACTATGTCTGCCTTTCTTGGCAGCATATAATCAGCTAACTCCTGGTAATGATTATTCCAGTTATCTCGCCTACCCTCAACGTGTTGAAATCTAGCAACTATATCTTTGACATTCATCATAGCTCTATCCTAATAAAGTTGGTGTACCACCTGTGCCACTCATACTTGTGGATGTTTCCCCTAGCTGTCCAGCAACTATTGTACTACGACGACCTCTACGTCTTTTTCTTTCTTGTGCTTCAGCTTCTCCAGCTAACGCAGCAGCCTTTTCGTAATCAGCTTTCTCAGGCTCTTCTGGAACTGGTGGTGGTGGTGGAACATATACTTTTGGTTTTAAGAATGACATTGCTATCTCCTATGTTACTGCTCTTGCTGATTTCTTTCTTTGTATTACGCCATAGCCTTCCAATATTGTGCCAGCCTGACCTGATCTCTTTCCTCTAGTAGCATACCTTGTCATAATAGGTGGCTTCTCATCTTCAACAACTTCAGGTGTTATCTCAGGAGATTGGACTGGCTGCTCTGGCTGCCTATAATCCATTTTGTCTGTGCCTGTCACAGTCTCTTTGACTTCTCTTACAAGTTTTTTAACTGGTCTTTCAAAAGGTTCTACTAAGTCTGCACCAACAGATTCAATTTTATTTATAGCTTTCTTGACAGGTCTTTCTAATGGCTCAACAAGTTTTTTCTCTATATCTTTTGGTAAGTCTTTAACTTCTTTGACAACTTTCTTAACTGGCTTTTCCAAAGGTTCTACTATATCAGCACCTATCTCTATTATTGTTGCAGGTGCTTTTTTTACCTCTTTAGCAACCTTCTTTACTGGCTTTTCTAATGGTTCAACAAAAGTTTTTTCGATAGGTTTGGCAACCTTCTTAACGACTTTCTCTACAGGTTTTGTTACCTTCTTTACAGCTTTGATAACTTTTTTTGGAGCACCACCCATGTTACTTTCCTTTCAACATATGCCACCCTAACTTCTCAGTTTCAGGTCTAAACCAAAAGGCTTTCTTGAAGCCACTACGCATGAACATCCTTTTCAAAACAAGGAATCCAATTCTTGTATAACCTTTTTTTGCAATAAAGTCTACTAACCAAACATCTTTGCCACCTCCCTTGTATCCATCAACAGGGAAATATTTGGTTCCAACATACTCATCAACCTGCTCAGCACTGGGAAATGCCCATGTAGCAAACATAACTGGCTCTTGTAATTTATCTCTCATAATCTTATATTGTCTTATAGATAAAGGTTTTTCAATATAATTCTGTATCATCTCTTCATCCCAACCCCTATGATGCTCACTATACTGCACCATCTCTAGTGCATCCTCATAGTCCTGCCCATACATTATAGCGTAAAAGGATTGTACTCATTCACAGCAACAGCTTGTGGTGCTTTCGTCATAGTCGTACGATTCTCCAACCCAATAGCTAAATATCTAAAAGCATCAGCAGCGTGACTTGTAAAGTCATGTCTAGGCTGATCTCGGAATAACTTTTTCTTCTCATCCCACTCTTGCCTATACTGCCTAAGCATCTCCAATCCCTCAGCACATTTATCTCTATCAAAATAACATTTAGGTATCATCATTCTAGCAGCGTTGATCCCATCAGCAATCTTCATTCTTGGTATTACCTTAAAGCGTATCCCCAAACTAAAAGCCGTCTCTAACCTCGATTTCCCACTACCCAGTTCTCGAACCTCAATATCATGTGGAGCAAGATGATCTCCCCAATGATAATCTTTCTTTCGCAATACTTCAGCGTAATGGTCCAAGCCAACGCCACTATTCTCATAATAGTCAATAACATTAACAGCACCCCCTCTATATACTTGTGCAAACCAAATAGCAGTCGAGTCATTAATACCTAAATCCCAAGCCGTATGAACTGGCAATGCAGGATCGTATGGAACCCTGGTAATCTTGCCATTGTCATCAGCATCAGATAATAGCTTCCCATAATAAGCACCAATAATAGCAGCCGTAAATGAACACTCATATTCTTGCTCATATTGCTCTGGTGTCATTTGCAACTGTGCAGCTTTGAGTTCCTCATCTTTCACAAGCTTTGTTTCACTAGCCTTGGCAATCTTCCAGTACCATTGTTCAGAGCCTTCTTCTTGCTGTTCTTTAGCCGATTGTAGTATTTCAAAAAAATGATTATGCCCAGCAGGTGTTCCCAAAAAAATGGCACTGCCCTCTCTGTCGGATAGTGCTGGTCTCACAACCTCCCCCCATACCCTAGGATTCTGCATCCCATACTCATCAAAGACACACAAGTCTAAGTATATACCTCTCAAAGCATCTGGATTCTCACCTGATAGCAACATAATCCTGCCATTGTTAGGAAAGTCTGCTCTTAGCTCAGTCTCATTAAACGTAACGCCTGGTATCACACCAGCGTAATACTTCACATAATCCCAGCTTATTCTCTTGGCTTGCGTAAACGTAGGAGCAACTAACGCAACTCTTGGTCTTGGTAACGGACAAGTAAGCACATGCTTAATCATATGATTGACAGCAAACACAGTTTTACCAAATCGTCTATGCATCACAAGCACATTCCATCTCTTCAGGTCTTTGTGCATCTCAGCCTGTAATGCTCTAGGCTTATATGGTATCTTAACTTGCATCCTCGGAACCAGTCTCCCAAACTATCTTTAGCGAACCATCACTGATCTCAACCCCTGCTCGATTCTTAGATTCGCCAAATCTCTCTGGTAATATCTTCTGCACCTTCCAACGTACATGATGTCCATAGTCTCTCAACAAATTAGGATCATAACTCTTGCGACCATGTAACGCATCTCCGTACATATCCTCTAACTCTTCTAGTGCTTTCTCAGCAGCCTGTCTTTGTGCAGTCTTAACATTAGCATCTAGCTCTGCATTCTTGCTCATATGGCGATACAAAGTAGCACGACTCACCTTCGCATCTTGGCAAGCCTTCACTAGGCTGTGTCCGTCTGTGATGGACGCTATGACTTTCTCTTGTTTTGCTTTGCTTATCATGTGTGTGTAGAACTATCTATTAACATATATAAAGTGACGCACGCCTGGCTGGGTGTGCCTGCCTGCGAGAATAGCCCCCCATACCTTATTATTTGCGTGTTGCTGCTTGCTATTATTCTTGTGCGTGTTCATTCTTTGCCGTGTGAGAATGTATCATTCAATGTTTATAAAAATATATATCTTAGTACTTCCCTATATATACTTTCAATAAACTATAAAGCAGCTGCACGCAATAAAATATTTACTTTAATAAATAGCAGCTGGTAAAATTAATTTACTAAGTTATTGATTTACTTTGTTTTTTTATGCTTGCATCTATACAATAAGTATATATACTGTTAGTATATTAACAACTAGCAAAGGTTAAACAATGATCAAGAAATACAATACCAAAAAAGAATACATTGCAGCTGTTGCAAAGTATGTTGTTGATGCTGATTACATCAACTATTTAAAACAATCTCATAAAAACGTAGTTGTTGAATCATATCAAGAACTTGTACACGCTGGCGTAATCACTGAATACGCCTAACAAAACTATTACCAGCAGCAATTAAGCTGCTGGTTTAACTTAGCAAAGGTAATAAACATGAACAACGTACACATTTCGAAAATGACTGGCAAGCTTGACGGATTCCAGGCTATATCAACTAACACAATGACTAATCCATTTTGCATTAAACAGAATGCAAGCGGAAAAGCTGATAATATCTGTACTAAATGCTATTCTCATACAATGCTAAAAAGCTACCGCAAGAATATGCAACCAAGCTTGCAACGCAATAGTGATTTACTAAGCAGCAAAGTTTTAGAACATAACCAGCTGCCAACAATACTAAATGCATTCTTTCGGTTTAATGCTCATGGCGAGCTTATCAATGAAACGCATTTAATAAACCTTGTAAATATAGCTTTTCATAATCCACATTGCAATTTTGCATTATGGACGAAACGAAATGATATTATTGCAAAATACTTCAAGTATAATGATAAACCTAAAAACTTAATACTTGTTTACAGTAATTCTAAAATATCTAACATTATGCAAAAATTACCAAAATACTTTGATAAAACTTTTAACAACGTACTTGAACATGAACATGTTGAGCAGCAGAACTGCACTGGTCAACAATGTAAGAATTGTCTTTTATGTTATCAACATAATGGAATAACTACAATCGTTGAAAAGGTTAAGAAGTACTAGAAAGGACTAACATGACTAAAAAAGAAATAGCAGAATATCTAATTTTATTCGTACTTGGTTTAATAATAACGATAGGTTTTATTAATCCAGTAAGCAAAGAATATACCTGGTGGAATTTAATATATCAAACAAAAGATTTATTCCAGTAAACAAAAGCATTGTAAAGGCTAGTTTATACCTGGTCTTTACATAACAGAGCTGTAAAGCTCTTAAAACGCCAACAATGGCATAACTAGCAAAGAGAAAGGCTAACAACATGGACAAACTAAAAGAATATCAAGCAAGAGTAACGATTTATTACAAGCTCCCAGTAATACTAGCTTATGATAAAGAAGAAGCACTTGAGAAAGCAAAAGAGATTGACTGGGAAGACCACGTCAAGAATTGCATAATTGATATAGAAGAAGATTATTAATCAAACAAAGAAAGGAACTAAACATGACTAAAAAATCAGACTGGCAAATACTTGCAGAGAAAGAGGAAGCTATTAGAGAAAAAGCAATTAAAGCTTTGACGGAAAAGCAAATTGAAGCAATCAAAGAAGCTGAAAAAACAATAGGAGCTTGTTTAGATATGCTATTTGAATGTCAAGACTTGTATCTCTCAGATTTGCATAAACTAAACAATGTTTATTGGTCAATTAAAAATCAATTTAACTTGGATAAATAAACCAATAAAAAAAGGCTCTGCACAACATGAAATGCAGAGCCTTAACCTAGCAAAGGTGAGGAGAAACTACCATGCAATTAACAAAAGAGCAATTTAAAACTATCCGTAAAAAGCTGCAATACACTCAGCATGAACTAGCAAATTTACTTGGTGTTGATGCTATGACTGTATCCAGGTATGAAACTGGCAATATAGAGATTAGCAAAACAATATCTATTTTGCTGTATAGAATTTACCAAGACGAAAAATAGGAGAAATAAATGAAAAGATATTTTGTAGAAATAAAAAGAGATATGGAAGAAAAAGCAACAACTAGTTTTTATATTTACGCTTATAGCAAGGAACAGATAGTTGATATGCTTGGAAACGAATATTTTATCGTCTCTTTAGATATAACAGAGTAATAAAAACGCAAATCTATGTAAGTATATCTATGCAGTACTGTACTGCATAGATGTACTGTATTGCATTTCTATCAAATCTCAGATATTTTTTTATTTATTTTAGTTTATCCATTCGTCAAGACTATAAAAACAAAACAATGTTTTGATCGTTGCCGTAGGATTTGCTAGAGCAGCTACGCTGATTTTACAAAAGAGAAATAATCTGTCAAGAAAATAATTTATCTTGGATATGTTTACTTACATAGCCATGTACAAAACGAGTAACATCTCTCATTCTTTGTTCAGCTGAAGACAGATCATTATAGTAAGACCAGTAACCATCAAGAGTCACATCAGCCATGTGATTGTTTTCTTTACCAACCACATTAAGAGAAAGCATAATTTCTTTGAACCTATCTTTTGACTTACAGGTCTTTGCATATTTTCTAATTAAATTAATACTATTTTTTGGCATCAGCACACTCATAACCTACTAGGGCATAGCCTAAAATATCTTGCCAACTATCATCATGGTTTGGTGTTTCCATAAGTCTGGACATCTTCAGAGCAATCATACAAAGAGCTACTTGCTCAGTCGTAACATACTTATCGAGGATCACAGACCATAACTTTGCAATACGAGTATGATTATCTACCATAGAACCATAGCTCTCTCCTCTTTCTTTGATAACTTCAGCTGTTTGTTGCAATAAATCAAACTTGTCCATCTCTTTCCCTCACAATGTAAAACCATGTATCTATACTTACTTCGCATAACAAGTCAGGATCAGATCCAAAGTTTTTAGTTAATGTTTTTATTTGAATAACACACTTTATTGGAGCATTATTAAATTTATATATCAATACTGGTGTTAAGTTTGTAGTAAGTGCAGCTGCTTTACATTGTCGCCACCATTTTGACTTATAGGCATTGCCTTTTTTATAAGCTTTACATTCTATTGACCAACCAGGAATAATAATATCAGCCATGCCACTTGCTTGATACTGATCTAGGTTTCTTTTCGCATCTATGTTAAGATTCTCTTTGATGAGACTGCATATCTTTCTTTCAAAAGATGCACCTTTGTGACGGCTATCTGTCATCTATCATCTTCTTTTGTGCTTGTTTTAAAAAATCATTTGCAGTCACTTGACCAAGTGTAGCTAACTCTATCTTGTTCATAGTGTCAGGTGTTGGAAATCTCTCAGACTTCAGCAATCTGCAAATGGTTGAACGAGTTAACCCTGATTTGTGGGCAAACTTATTTTGTGTTAGCTTGTTCTGTTTCATATAATCGATTAATTTCATACTGCTATCTATAATTAGATGTTGACAATCTGTCAATAATAATTAAAAGATATGTTGACAGTAAAGATTGTTAAGAATAGAATCGTAACCAATAGTATTGGAGATAACATGGCTGAGATACCTGACTACAGATTAAACTTTGGTATTCAACACGAAAGTGCAAGCAATGGCACAACAACTAAAGATGAGATGATACTCAAGCATTACCTCAGAAAAGAACATAAGATGTCTTTTCCTATGGCATCAAGACCTATAGCTGGGATAAATGTGCAGACAGGTGTTGACTGTGTTTTGGGATTGCATAACTACAGTCCGATAAAAGGTGTCCAAGAGTCAATGGATATCAATGAAGCAGTTAGGTATGCACTCACAGAATACCAAGGATATAATCCTAGGACATGGGATAATGGCAAAGATGCAGAAGAATACGAGGAGTTTCTTGAGCATATTCCTGAAATGATTAAGCACGCAGTTGATGGACTGCAAGAATATTTTACTGGTGTAAATCGTATCGAGGGAGAATCAATGAAGCAATTTATTGAACCTAAGATAGATGTACCAGTTGTTTTATATCAAGATTACTCAGGTGGTGGTAGACAGATAGATCTTAAATGCTCTCTACCTATGAGAAACCCACCAAAGAAAGATGGAACTAGGTCTTGGCGTGTACCTAAACCTAAGACAGAACCATCAGCACAACAAGTTATGCAACAAGCAGTCTACTGGAAAGCTACTGGAGAAAAACCAGCTTTGTTATTCGTAACATCATCAGGCTATAACATAGTAGACGAAACAAATTGTGAGCTTATGACAGAGGATAATCTGCAAAAAGCTTATGATAATGTAGTACGTTCTTGGTTAGTCACTCAGAATTTACTCAAAGCAAGTAGAGGTTCATGGAAAGCGTTAGCTGGACTAGTTCAACCTGACATGGTGCAGATAGCACAAAGACATGGACCTAACATTACCAACCTAGCAAAACAACTATGGGAGATAACATGACAAATCCAATTAAACTTAGAAGAAACCTAGATCCATACACTAGCCATCAAAGTGCAGAGAAAATTGATGCAAATCGCATGGAAAAGATTGTATGGGGAGTCATTGATTCATTCGGAGAGCATGGCTGTATATCCGATCAAGTACAATACGCTTTACCTGAATATCGATACAGCACGATTACAGCACGCTACAAAGCCTTGAAAGAAAAAGGTATGATTGTAACTGACGGAACCTCTTTGAAGGCTGAGAGTGGCAGAAAACAGCTAAAGATGTGGAGTTCCAGGCATTATTACCATGAATCAGTCACAGATGAGGAAAGAATACAACATATGGCAGAAGAAAGGGCAGGAGTATGATTCCATACAAACAAGCCAAAAGTGATCTTCTTTATAGAGTACAGGCTTTGCAAGAAACAATTAAATTTCTAAAATCAAACTCTTTTTATGAAGATCATTGTCAGAACTGTCATAATATTATGAGAGTAAATTTAAGAAGATACGGAGAGCCAAAAAAATTCTGTAGCGATAGGTGCAGAAGTATATCTTATCACAAGAAAAAAAAGGGAGAGCAAATTGATTAACGAATTAGTCAGTAAATGGCAAAGAGAGATGACTGATACTGAACAGTATCATGCACAAGCTATAGATATGTTAGAAAATCGTATAGCTAAACTAGAGGATAAGCATAAGACTGTTACGAAGCAGAACGAATTGCTTATGGAAATATTAAGTAAACTAATAAGAGGAAAGAATGAGTAATTTAGCTAAAACTATGGATGCCATTGCAGACTTACACAAGTCTCATGGTGTCAAGCAAAAAGGTGGCAAACTTTATACACAGGTTGTGCATAGAATGGAAGCCTTTAGACGTATACATGGCACAGACTTTGGTCTTGATACTGAGATACTAGTCAATGATGGCAAGCGTGTTGTTATCAAAGCTATTATCACAGATAAAGATGGTCGAAGTGTAGGTGCTGGTATGGCAGAAGAGATACGAGGACAAGGCATGGTCAATACTACATCTGCTTTGGAAAACGCTGAGACTTCTGCAATAGGTAGAGCTTTGGCTAGTCTTGGTTTAGCTGGTGGCGAGTATGCAAGTGCAAATGAGATTGATGCAGTTGAGAGAAAGACACAAGCCTTAAAACAACCTGACGAACCTTTTACAAAGAAAGACTTCCAAAATCTACCACCTAACAACCTAAAACCTCGTGATGTAACAGCCGAAGAAAGGAGAGAAATACACGAGGAAAAGCTGCGAGATTTTGACCATTGGTGTAGACAAAAGAGGACTGTTCCACAGCTACATGCTTACTTCCATGAATCTAAAAATATATTAGATGAAATAAAAGAGCATAATGTAGATCTATACAAAAAAGCAGTTGACATATTTACTAAACATGAAGCTAATTTAGAAAGGAAAACAAATGGCTAATCAATATAGAAAAGTAATAAACATAACACTATTTCCTAATTCAGAGGGCAAAGCTACACATGGTAACTCAAAGTGGACACCATACAAAGATGGTAACCCAGCAGATATCCATCTTAGAAAAGATGCTAGATACAGCGTAAAGTTATTTGGCAATGATGATGGATCACTTGGTCTTGCCATATCAGAGGTAGTGCAAGGTGTATATAACGACAGCATATCAGATGGTGTGTCACAACCAGGAATGAAATCACTAGCTCAGTCTATTGATCCACCAAAGCCTAGTCCTATTTCAGCATTGAAAGATGAGCTAAATGATGAAATCCCATTCTAAGGCTTATTATTCTACCCAGGAAGCTACCGAACTGATGTTTGGAGATACACCAAGTAATAGAAAAAGACTTCTTCGTTTGTTACAGAACGGAGAGGTCAAAGGTAAAAAGTTTGGTAAGCGTTGGTTTGTATATGCAAGCGAAATAAATGGAGAGGGCAATGAACAAAGCTGGTGAAGATTTCGAAAACTGTTATGTCTGTGGTACAAGATTAAAAGAAGTTACCACTAAGAGAAACAGTCAAAGGAGATGTAAAAGCTGCATCTATCATGGCATAGGAGAAATAAAACCAGCCGTTGAAACTTCAGATGAAGATGATTGGAGTGTACTTGATGATCCAAGAGCCGTTAACGAGAAAGAATACGGCAGAGTCTTGAGAAAACCAACACAAATGCACAATAGTCACTCTAGCTTATCTAGTTTAATCACAGGTGGATCTAGTTATGAGTATAAACATGGACCAGCTAGAGAGGGATATAGACACAAACACAGTAAGAAAAAATAATTACTTCTTTTTCTTCTTTGACATCATAATCTTTTTTTGCAAAGCACTAGGCAATGTCTTTTGCTTTGCAGTTAAACCTTTACCAGCCATCTTTTTCTTAGCTGGTCTTCCTCTTTGTGAACCATAAGTTCCTTTACCCATTGGCATATTAGTCTCCTTTTTTATTTTTTTGCTTTATTACGTCTACTAATTGCAGCAGCTTTTCTTTTAGCGTCTGCTTTACTACTAGCACCCCATGCACGAAGCGACAATAGTAATCTCGTAGGTTTTCCATTTTTCTTTTCAGGTCCACGCATACCTCCCATTCTTGCCAAAAAACTGGCTCTTCTTGGATTGTCACCCTTCTTAACTGGTGCTTTTAAATTCATTCCCTGCCGTCTAGCAGAAGCTCTACCCCTGGCATTTAATCCACCTTTAGGATTCTTTCCTGCTTTTCTTTGCCATGCTGGAGTCTTAGCCATTTATCAACCCATGTCTGTATCCATTTTGCCTGTCAAATGTCAGAGTTTCTTTTCTTCCATTCTCAACATAGCTGCAATGTATCCAACCAGTGTTACCACCAGTATAACATTCTAGTATTAACTGGTCAAAGTCCAAATTATCTTCTATCCATTTTGCAAGCTCATAATTATCTACACCAGCTACCTCAAAGTCTGCTGCTTGTCCTTTACAGTGCTGACTACTCTCAGAGCTTCCTATAGCAATAGACAACTCAGGGCATCTATAACCACTTGATACTATGAATGAACCAAACTTATTTCGTATTGGCTGTAAGATATTCTCAGCTAATAATCTTAGGTTATATATTTCATCAGCATTAGGGCTATTTATTATGCCTTTTCTTTCTGCTGTTTGACTCTTTGTTAATTCGTTCAGAGAGAAGTTTGGACTCAGCTTTGACATTACTTAACCTTTCTAAATCTTTTCGTTTTTGCTGCAATCTTTTTGGGCTGTTTAGATACTTGTTTACCTGCTCTAGTTGCTTTTCGTTTAGCAGCCGTAGTCTTGGCGTATTCACTGGCAGATAAAGCTTTAATTGCTTTCTCAGGTAGATAACGCTCACCTGTTGCTTTACGCCCTTGTGTACTAGGTTTGCCACTCTTGGTTCTCCACTTTTGTTTTGTCCAAGATTTTAGGGATCTTTGTCGCTTTGTTAGTGCCATTACTTATATCCACCACCTTTAGCCTTATACTGTTTGGCAAGCATCTGTGCTTTCCTTGCAGACCATTGACCAGGCTTACCACCTTTACCACCAGCCTTTATCCTTTGGAATAACTGCTTTCTCATAGTAGGCTTGGTGTAGTTACCTGACTTGTTTACTGTAGATTTAGCCATGTTACTTGCTCTTAATAATTCTTGTCAGTGTCTTGGCTTGCTTTGCGTGCATCCTTGATGCTTTCTTTAACGCAGTTGCTACTTTTTTTACTTTTCTAACTTTAGATTTAGACTTCATTTTGTTAACCCCTTTTGCTTTTCATAAGTTCTCAAGCCGCCCAATCCGAGCATACCCATTAACACAGTCATCAATGATCCCATGTCAAATGTAGGTAACTCAGGTATAGCAACTCCAAGATATGCACACAAGAACATTGTTACTGGTGCTAATACAAAGTGCCAACACAAAGCTACACCACAAGTCCAACCAACAAAAGGTCTCCAACCTGCAACAAATATAGATTTATGTTGTGCTTCTACTTTGTTTACTTCTAGCTGACCTTTAGCTAACTCCTGGGCGTGCTTCTCAGCCATAGTTGCTATCTCATGTGCCAACTTATTCTTGGCATCTTTATCCTCAACAAACTTACCAACTAAATTAGTAACTGGTCCTATCAATGCTTGTAACATTACTTTTGCTCCTTATGTTCATGACCCATCCATATACCAAAGACACCTGTCATCACACCCATGACCACAGATACAAATGCTGATTGACTAGCTGTTGGATCTTGTAAATCCATAAACCATTCAGCACATCTCCATGACATAACTGTACTAGCAAGCATCATACATCTTGGTAGTATTTTCCATTTAAGAAACTGTTCAACTGTAACCATTAGTACACCCTCACTTTCTCAGTATCCACATAAGGTATGAGCTTGCATATACACTCATATGTTTGTGGCTTATTATCTCTCATATAGGTTTGTTGATTGAGTGAATCTTTGTAGTCTATACACACATTAACATCTCGGAAGTAAATACCTCCGTTCATTATACCATTAAGTGTGCAAGCAAGTAAGAAAGCTGTCATATGATCCCTTTCTTTTTAGCTATAATTACTAGCACAGTTAGAACGCCTGACAATAAAGCTGTAATTAAAATACCTAGTATAACTTTCAATACTATATCTTTAATCTTTTCTTTGCGTTTTTCTGCATTAATCTTAGCTTGTCTTCTGTTCTTCCTAGCTTCTGCACAGTAAGCAACATAATCATTATACAAACCTGCTCTGCCATATAACTGCATGAACTCTCTTAGTTGAGCATTCTTAGCTCGTATCTCTTCCAAAGCCATAAACTCTTCTAGGTCATTGTCTGTTTTACCTAGAAAGTTAGTCCAAATACTATTCTTTTTTTTGTGTAAATCTTGTTTGAGTTGTTCTTCTGCACTTACAAAGTTAGCAATTGCTGCACCTGCTGAAGATAAATCCCTGCCATTTTGTATAGTCTGTTTGATTATTGCAAAGGCAGAGTTGGCAACCACTAGCATTTCAAGCATAACGTCACCTCAAAAGTAAACCTGCCATCATAACAATCATAGTACCTGCTGTACCAATCATAATATGTTCAATACGTTTGATGCGTAAGATAGTCTCTTTCCATCTCTCAGCACAGACAGCTTCATGCGTATCTATCTGTGCTTTTACATCATTAACCTTCACCATTAGTCTTTACTCGCTTCTTCCATACGCTCTACAGCATCTTCATTCTTCACAGATTGTATCAATGAATTAGTAAAAGCATTTTGAGCTACAGTTATTTGATCTAGTTGGAACCTAAGATTAGCACTCTTTGCTTGTAGGTCTTTTATCTGATTAATCCAGTAAGTCTGATCCTGGCTCATGTCATCAGCATTATACTCTTTACCATCAATAGTGATTACGTTATCAGCCATTACCAAGATACTCCACTTGCTGTTGTTGGATTTGCTTTTGCACTTATCTGAGTAGCTATACCATCTTCTATTGATGCTACTTCATCTGCACCAAGTGCATCTTTAGCCCACCCAATAGCTTGTGTCTCTGTGATATCTGCATATGGTACTGGTGTACCTACAAGCTCTACACCGACTGTGCCATAAGCTGACCCTGTGTTACCATCTGCGTCTTCATCAGATGCTCTCCAGTGCAAGATAGTCACAATATCTGTGTTATCTCCTTGCACTAAGTCTCTTTCCATATTTGCGATTGTCCAAGTTACTGCCATTTTATTCTCCATTTTCTAAGGCTGTTATTCGTGCTGTCAAAGCATCTATTGTTGCTTGTTGGTCTTTGACTGCTTGTATTAGAGGTGCAACAAACTCTGTATATCTCAAGCCATATCTATACTCAGAGCCATCTTGCTCCTCTGATATGTCTGTTTTAATAAATCCTGCAAAGCCACTTGTAGGTTTGCTTATATCACTAAGCACAGTTTCTACATCTTGTGCAATCAAACCATAGTGTGTTCTTGTCTTGCCATTAAAGATGTAAGACTTAGGTGTCAATCTTTTGATGAAGTCTATACCTAAATCGCTGTCTGTTATGGTGTTTTTTTCGTTTTGGTCTGAAGTTATGATTGTGCCGTTAGTAGCGAAGATGTCATCAAAGCGATATGATGTAGAGCCTAAATCAACAAGATTATCTGATAATGCAGAATTTTTCATAGGAAGCATTGCAGAATTGTTAGTGAGATACCATCCACAGTTATTAACTCCAGTAGCAAAAAAGCTCATTCCACCAGAAACAGAAGCAATACTTCCCACAGTAGTGCCGTTTTTGCGGAACGATACAATATCGCCATCACTGGAAGTGCGGTTAATATAAAGCGGTGTAGTGTTATATGACGCTAGTGATGTGTAACCACCACCCTTGTTTACAACAAAACCAAAGTCTGCGGAAGTTCCTGCGTTGTTATTGAAAGGTGTGGTATCAGTAGTCCCCACCAGCAAGTTGCCACTGCTGTCTATACGCATTGCTTCTGTAATATTTTGTGTAGAACCATTAGCAACCGCAAAAACTAATCTACCACTTCTATTGCCATTAACTGAACTGTCGTTTGCTCCTTGAATATATGCTAAATCACCTTGAGAGCCACCTGTTGACACACGACCTTCAAATACTAAAGAAGGTCCAATGCCATCACCCCTTGTCTGTGTACTACTTAATCGGACTGAGCCTTTCCCACTTACAATAACTGAAGTTGTAGGTGGTGCATCACCGCTTTGAACTATGAGTTTAGAATTACCTGAAGTGTTACCAATTCCCAAAGACTCAGCACTAGCATCCCAAAATAGCTTTGGTGTTGTGCCTGTGTCTTCGTAGAAGCTGATGTCTCCGTTTGGGTTAAATCTAGCTCTTGTTAAAGGTGTTCCAGTACCTCCTGTTTTAATGTAAACATTTCCGTTACTTGAATTATTTGTGCCTATAATATTAAGAGCTTGATTAGCTCCATCTGTAGTTAAACTAGCATCAAAAGCAGAACTACTATCAATAGATATAGTTGTGTTTGAGCCACTACCAACTGTCACTGCACCTGCTACATCAAGAGTACCACTGAGGTTTGCATCAGTGACTATCTTGGATATGTCTTTTGCTCTTGTCATGTATTACTCCTAAGCAGTGTAACCTTGTCCTGCTGTGATTGCAGCATTAACTGCTGTCATATCTTCACTTGTCCAATAGTCCTTAGCCACCATAAGCTCTAAGTGTGCTACGTTCCTATCAACACAGTCTTGTTTGTCT